TGCGAACCGTTAAAGGCGTTACCAATCTTTGCAGTGAAAGTAGGTGTTGTACCTGTAACAGTGATTGCTGTACCTAAGAAGATATCAGCAGTTGTTAAAACACTGTTAATAGGTAGATACATAACCGCACCGCGGTAAATATTGCTTGCTGTGTCAGCAGTTGGGGTAACAACGGTTGGACCTGCATTAGTACCTACACCGGCTTGGGGAGAATAGATATTACCAGGTAAATTGGGGATCGTATTGGCATTGATAAAAACGCCAGAACCGCCAGAATAGCCTGTTGTGCCTGAAGTTGTATTAGAAAAATCTAGGTAGGCTGTCTGAACTAAATCAGTGTATCCAACGTCGCGGATAGGGCCAAAACGGTTATCGCCCGATAGGATTGGGCCTTCAAATGTGGTGCGTGCCATGACAAAAGTCCTTATGCAAAAGTTACCTTGTTAATCGTTGCATCGTCTGCCGGGCCAGTGGCAACAAGGTCGAATTCCCGGATGCCCTGATAATACACTATTTTATGGGTGTGTCAAGAAGTTTGTTGGACTTTTTAAGATTTTCTTCTTGGGTGATTACTCTTAGATTCCAAGGTACATGAAGCCCGCAAACACCTTCTCCCCTTAAAGGTACGATATGGTCTACAACATATTGCTCCCCTGTCGTTTTAGACATAGTTATGGCAATTTTGTAGAGCTCTCTAATTTCAGCCTTTTCTTTTTTAGTCAGCCACTTGGGGGTAGCTTCTCTATGCTTACGCCTCCGCGCCTTAGTATCAGCTCTAACCCAAGTTATATTCCGTTCCTTCCAAGCTTTTTGATATTCACGTTTAACTTCAATAGGGCGGATGTTAGCGGCGGAAATAACTTGTTCTCTATTTTCAAGATACCATTCATTCTTACGGTCTTTAACTTCTTCTTGTTTGTTGTACTGCCTAAAGTATTCCGCACGGGTTTCATTACCTTTAGTCCATTCTACTTTTAAGCAGTCAATGCACGCGCCTTTGGTTTTACGCGGAGCTATATGCCCATGTTTACAGGGTTGCCCAGTGAAATAGTACTTGGCACCGGTTTTCTTTGCTTCTTCTCTTGTAGTTGGGTATTCCATATTAACTCCTGTGACTTAGTTACAGGTAATCATACCATAAATAAAAGATAAAAGAAAAGGGCCCCGAAGGGCCCTAGTTTTAGTAAAAACTAATACTAAATTAGAAAGAACCAGAAGAAGCCCATGCTCCAAGAGGATCTGACCAACCAAAACTGTAACGCTCTCTAGCTTTGTAGCGAACGTTTCCGGTGTCGAAGTCTCCATCCATTGAGGTAGACAAAGCTACACGTTCGAAGTGTTTCAAACCGTTAGGTACGTCAGTCAACAAGAACCAAGCATTTGGGTCTGTCAAGAAATGGTTAGTTGTATAACCTTGCTCGATGACGTTCATTGCTTTAATTGCGTTGATGTCGTTGTTGGTTGTAGCGACACGGAGTTCTGTGTCTAACAAACGCTTAGCAACGAACATAAGCTGTGGAGGAACAACCATCTTCACTGGGCGTGCGGCGATCAAAAGACCACGCTCGTCTGTCCACTGGGAAATTTGAATTGTCGCGGCTTCGATAGCTGTTTCATTCAAATCAACCTGTGTAGCAGGAGTGTTGGCGTTTGTACCACCGGATACCAATGGGTGTGCTGTAGAGAACAAAGGCACGCCGTCACCACCGTTATAGCCTGATGTGAATCCGTTGTTTAAGACGGAAGCGGCTTTAACTTGCTTGGTATAGGCCATAGACCTTGCCAATGCTTTGGTGTAACGATTTGACAAGCTGTCGTACAAGTTATCTTCCATCGCCTCTTCAGTGATAGAGAAACCTTGTGCAATAGTTTGGTGATCGTAGCGAGCTGTCCATGCTTCTTGCGCATTGTCATAAGCGATGGCTGAGCCCTCGTTCTTAACAGGTGCGGCTGAGAAGCCGGATAACTTTGTCTCTTCTTCGAAGGAACGCTCGGAAGCTTCTGTTTCGAAAATCTCTTTGTGCTCTTCGCCGTAACGAGCGTACTCCATTCCGAATAGTGCATTCAGTCCGGGGAGCAACTCTTTCAATAGTTGTGCGCGTGAAATAGCCATTTATATGCTCCTTGGATTAAGAATCACCAGTGGTGTTGTTGTACTGTTGTGTATTGAGACGGATCAGCACTTCTGGATATACGACGTTACCGCCGCTGATATAAGAAGTATCTGGAACAACGTCAATAATACGCGCGGGGATCGTGGCAGTAGTACCTGAACCAGTCGCTGAAACGCCGATTGCGGAGTCACCTGTTGTGGTGTTTCCTGCGTTTTGCACGAAGGGGAAGTTCTGACCAACGACTGAACGCTGAACAGTACCCATTGTGGTACCAGAAGTCACAACAGCTACTCTGAAGAGCACCATCGGATCATCAATAACGTAGCCATAAGCCAAGTTAGTTGAAGTCGAAGCGCTTGCAGGGTAGAACTGACTGCGAGTCGTTTGGCCGAGGGAGTTGATATACGTACAGCCAACGAGCACACCGACTGGTGTAGCGTTGTTAGTTGCAGTATCAGCAACGAGATACCCACCGCTCAGTTTTACAGTATCGCCATTACAAATAGCGGTAGCGTAACCTGCGGCAATGGGGATCTGACGAAAGGCACCTGCATATGGGAGGCCGTCAATGCGATTGACAGGCTTTAGACCGTATGGTGCCGAGACAGTTGGATATGCCATCTTTTAAGCTCCTAGTTTATGAACCATTTCCGAATACAGAGCCACGAGTGACTCCTGATTTTTTCTCCGAAAACACGGGCATCCTCGGGTCTGACTGACCTAAAAACTTCGTATCTACAGAGTCTGTAAGTGCTTGCGCCTGTTTAGCATAATGAGCGTTTCTTTCCAATTGGATTTCCATTGGGGACGCACACAACATAAGTCCACCGACTTCGATGTTCCCATTCTTGTCACCCGGAATTGAAACTTCAGGGTAGTCTGTTGCTTTACATGGCTCCCAGTATTCGCGCATCTTTTTGGATACGTTCACTGGGTCTGCTTGCCCTAGGATAGCTGTCGCAATCCATCTATGCACAAGTCCCGGTCTTGGATCGGGGTCTGGAAGAGTGCTCGCTTGTTGCCACCCAGTACGTTTTTGGGTATCACGGGTTTCAGCTTTACGGGCGGTACGATTGATTTCAGTCATATTATTTCTCCAGTTGTGCAACGTGTTTAGCATAAACTTCAAGGGGTACACCAAGTTTCTTGGCAATACTTACTTGCGTTTGCGTCAAACGAATTTTCTTCGCAGACGTAGCACGAGTTGCGGGCGCAACGGTTGTTGCGGGGATTCTTTTAGTTTCTCTCGACGTATGTTCGGTATCTTCGAATTTTGTCGGGAAGGTGCGACGCAGTTCAGCGTCGATTTGTGAGAAGTATTCATCGGTTCGGGCAAAGTCCTCACCATACTTGTCTACTAATTCTTGATGCAGTCCCATCGCATAGCTAGTCATAGCTTTAGCTTTGTCATCACCGAACCAAGGATTTTTTTCCATCCATGCAGATGTTCTACTATCCAGTTTGGGTGCTGACGGCGTTTGGGGAGCCGATGGAGTGGACTGTACTACATTTTGATGCTGTTGTAAAGGGGTTGGCCTAAAATTTTCTGCTTGTTGTATTTTCATACCGGCAAGCATCATTTGCTCTTGGGCTTCAGTTAATGCCTTGGCATCCCCTGCTTCATAGGCTTTGGTAAGCCTTTCCTTAGCCGCGTCCATTTCCACCTTGGCTAGTGCTTGCACCTTCTCTATATAGGCTTTTTCCCCGTTCTGTACATATTCCTGTAGTTTGCGGTTCTCGTCTACGATAGATTGGGCAATCTTCTCTAGTTCAGCTTTTTCCCGCAGGGCGGCATCTTTGGCCCGTTGCTCATCGTAACGAGCATGTGTGAGCTTTTCAATTCGCTTGCGGACGTTATCTGAATAAGACTTTAATTCGTCTTCGGTTGGGTCTCCGACTGGCTCTTTGAGAGGCTTATGGAGTTTGACATCCTCGGGGGTGTCATCCACGATCTCAATCTCGGGCGCATCTTTATCCTTCGCCTTGGGCTTTACAACCGGTTGTGGTTTTCTGGGATCATCCGGTGTTTCCACCGCAACCTCAGTCTCTGCTCCTTCAATCTCAATGTCTAGCTTCTCGTCTGATAGAGGCGCTTTAACCGAGACTTCATCAGGGAACTTAAACGTATCCCCTCTAAATTTTCCTGCCATATATTACTCCTTAAGCACGGCTAACGCCGCGGGGATCTTGCACAGTTGCTTCTACTTGGTCATCATTGAGCAAGCGGAATTCTTTACCGTGAATCTTTACTCTGGTTCCGGCATAAGGCCTAGTCAAAATAAAATCGCCTTCCGCACAGCGGGGACCGCTTGGGAATTTGGTCTTATCTATATAAGCCTCTGGGCCAAGCTTCATCACAAATAATATCGGTGAGGTTTGCTCATCAATGCGCTTTGTAATGTCTGACTTGACAAGGACACTGTTATCGAAGTTGTCTGCTGACTCAACAACAGCCGCAAGAATCATCCAACCTTTGGGGTCGGGTAACTGCTTTGCTCTATCCTCGATTGGGATATTCTCCTGCTCAGGTGCGTCGCTTGGGTTATCGCTAACTGAACGAACGCCCGGGGGTAGAATTAAATTACTCATTGTCTGCTTTCTCCATTGTTTCTGCGAGGTCGATAACATCTCTCTCTGCGTAGGCCAGTCCCTCGATCACCCCGCAAAGTTTTTGATAAGACTCAAACGAAGAACAGCCGCCCGTCGATATAACGTCGGCTACCTCATTCATTCGCATCCTAATCTTCTTTTTTAGAACCTCCATCTCCTGACTCATTCAAACTCCTTTGTTGCGCTACTTGCATAGCGGAATTGCGCATTTCTGCGTGGTGTTTCGCAATTTCTACCCCAACGTCAACGCCGTGGGAGTGCTCTTGCGATTGAAGGTGCATTTTGTCACCTGCAACTTTGGCGCCGACTTGCATACCGGCGATTTTTTCTTGTGACTGGATACGCGCGCGTTCTGTATCGATCTTGTCTGCTTGCGCGGCGGCATCGAGCTTGAGCTTTGCTTGTTTGATCTGGAGCTCGGCTTGTTTGATCTGAAGTTCTTGCATTGCAATCTGTGTCTCTGGGTCCTGCTGTTGCTGTTGAGCTTGCTGTTGGGCCTGTTGTTTCTGGTTGCTTTGCAGTAATTGTTGAGCCGCCTGAGCAATAAGGGGCGCAAGTTGAGCCGCTGTTTGTGGTGGTAACGGCTCGTCTGGGGGTGGAAGTGGTACCCCAAGTTGTTGTTCGATCTGTTGTCTGTACGCAAACCCAATGTGTTCGGCAATATGCGCTTGCATTGCCGCCATAAGCATCTGCGCTTGTGGATTTTGACCCATCATTTGAGCTAAATGGGGGTCTTGTGAGAAGGCCATATGCGTCTGGATATGCGCTGAGTGGTCTTGTTCGATAAAAGCTTTGACTGGTTTGCCCTTAATAATCGCCATATTCTCAGAAACTGGGTCAATTGGGAGCATGTCATCTTCAATCGGAATGAGCTTTTCTGCGTGTTTTACGCCCAAAACATTCAACATTTGGCGGTGTAATTGGGGTAAATCGTAGATTTGTGGGGCTTGTTGGGCCATTTGCATGACCGCTTGGTACTGCACCACACGCTGACTCATCGTTGCCGCGTTCGGATCGCTGACAGGAATGATATCTACATTGTCGTAATCAGACAGTTTTGCTTTGGATCCGCGTGGACCATCAGGTACATACGCATATTCCTCGGGCATGATCTCTTTAATGATGTCTTCCAAGAGCTTCAACTCTTGTTTCATCGAGTAGTGCAAGCGTGCCTGAACTGCGCTCATTACCTTGAGCATACGCTCTAAGATCGCAAGGGTTGTACCCACGGGAGAGTTGCCGTCCATATCGGCAACCTTCATATCCGCAAGTGCCGCAAAGCGTCTTGCATCATCTACCACTTGATTCATCAATGCCAGTAAAACTTGACTTGGCTCTTTGTAAGGAAGCGGCACGATGCTGTCTCTGAGTGAACCTGCTGTGATGTCCACATCTCTGAACTCGCCCGGTGCGATCGGTGTATCGTCACCCTTGATACGCAAGCCTCTGGTTTTCAAACCACCTGGTAAGTTAGACAGCGTTCCTGCATCGATCAGTTGCCTTGTGAGGGATGTAGCTGACTTTGCCGCACCACCAATCAAGTGAATCAAGCCAAAGCCGTAAGCCCCAAACCCGGGAATGTACTGGTAGTGCACATAGTGTTGGCGTGGCTTTTTGTTCTTGTCTTTTTCTTTCCAGTTGCGTCTGATCGAGATTACATCTTGGGTATCTTTGAGAATAGTCACCACGTAAGGCAGTGCAATTCCAGTTGGCTCACCGTCCTCGTCTTTATCTTCAAAGCCGGGAATATCTAGCTCAACTTGCATCTCAAGCAGTTGATAGCGGTCATCGAACGATGCGCTAAACCCAGTCTCTTTATCCTTGGCTTTCTGGATCTCATCTACTGTTTTGCTTGGGTCGCCAAGCTCAACGTCCATGTAAAACCCTGCAAGAATGAGCTTCTTCAGGTCATTCTCGTTCTTTCTCATGCGGTGGGTTACGCGCGGAGCAAGGGTCATCTCAGATGTGCCGTAAGGCAAAATCACATCTTCAGCGGCAACAAACATCGACACCTGTCTACCTAGGTTGTGGTCGTAATACACTTTCTTGAACGCAGAACCTGCGATTGGCAAATTCCACAGCATCTTCTCATGCTCGGGTCTGTACTCCACCATCACCTCAGTCAACTGATAATTCATATCATCAGCCACACGTTTAGCCGCGTCTTCTACGTCTTGGGTCTGCTTACCGATAATCACCGTCTTTACAGGACCGGCGGCAGGGAAAGTCTCCATGATGGTTTCGGCTTGGAAGCGAACAACCGCTTCTGTCAGCATGGGGTGGAACACACCACACGCACCGTTCCAAGGCTCAGTCCTCTCTTCGTAATTTAGACCCAGTAGCTTTAAGCCTTCTGTATAAGTCTTCTCCCAGTCCTTGCGACTAGAGATATCATTGTCGTAATCTTCAAGTAAATTACCGCCCAGTTCAGAGAGATATCCCTCATCAACAAGCTCAGCAAGATTGGTATCAAACTCCTCATCTCCTGCTTCCCCGTCTCCGGGCTCGATCGTGATCTCCACGCTTCCGTCGTCTAGTGTCACCATATCTGGGTTATCAATCTCAATACTGAGATCGGGTTGGCCTCCCTGTGGTTGAACAGGAACGGAGTTTGTATAGAGTGCTTTATCGATCGCCATGTTATTTCCTAAGTGTCGCACGGTTAGTGCTTGGGTCATATTTATATGCAGAGGGTTTTTTGCCACTGCTTTTACTTGCGCGGTCTAGCGCACGTTCTTGCGCTGTCATTGCGTTGCGTTTAGCGCCTTCTGCTGTCCAGGTCTTACCATCCGCTTTGAGGTGTCCACGTTGTTGCAAAATTTTAATGGCGGACTCTTTGTTACCCACTTGCGCCGCAAGGCGATCGAGCATCTGATTCTTCCCCATAAATTTCTGCGTTGCCATGTTATTCCTTAATAATACGCCGCTTTGCGAGCCGCATAGTTGTTGTCATCCTTATAGTCAGACTGCAAACTAATGAACCCCCCATTCCTGAAGCGGTTGAGAGCCATGCTTGTACAGTCCACCATATCATCTTTGTCAGACGCCGGGAAAGCCGCAACTTGTTCAACGACCTCCTCTGCCCAACGTCTACCCGCGGGATACCACACAAACCCCGATCTGAACACATCTGCCACAGCGTTTAGCCGAGCAAGTTTATCGCCTGTCCCTCTGTGCGGAGTGAACTCTTGCACAGGTATTCCCATTCTACGGAATTCTTGGAACAGCGGCGTACCATTTGACTTTTTCTCCACAATAAATGCTTCGGGTTGCCAACGTCGGTATTCTTTAATTGTAATGTCTTTGAGCTCGGGAAACTCCACCCGCACGTTAATCGCATTGAGCAAGATGATATGGTCTGCGCCCTTCGTCAAGCCGTCATCGCTAAATATTCCCCACGTGAGTAGCGCTGAAAAGTCAGCCCGGTTGTTAATCTCCGCCGCCGCATCAAGCGTCATAATAATATAGTCGCACTGCGGGGGATCCACCGCTTCCCATACTTGCCACCACTCGCGCTTAATAATTGCACCTTCTTCACTGGTCGGCGTTTGCTGATACTGGGCGTTCCACTGGTACGCGGGCATCGATGCTTTTGTGCGTTTGAGTGCTTGCAAATCAAAGAATTCAGGCCAAAGCGCCTTCTCGTCTGGCGTGCCCTCATTAAATATAGCCGGGAATTCAAAAAACTCGTACTGATCCGAGTCATCGTTCTTCACCATGTCTTTTGCCATCATCCCAATCAAGTCGTTGGGGTGCCAGCGGGTATGCACAATTGCAACCCGGCCTTTCGGCATCAAACGTGTACGTGCTCCAAACGTAAACCACTCATAAGCTTTCTGGAACACTTCAAAATTACCGTTCAAAATGTCCTGTTCAGAGAACGGATCGTCAACAATCAAGAAATCCGCACCTCGACCGGCCAAGGCAGAGCCCACACCACATGCAAAGTACTCACCACCGGCGTTGGTGTTCCATCTTCCCGCACTTTTCGAGTCCGCCGCAAGCGTTACAGTTGGAAATATGTCTTTATAAGCGGGTTGATCGACCAAATTCCTGACTTTTCGACCAAAATCGACCGCTAAATCGGTCGTATGCGACACCATCAGCACCTTTTTATCCGGGAAATTACCCAAAAACCACGCCGGAAAGTACACAGATACCATAAAACTCTTACCATGCCGAGGCGGAATAGACACTGCAATCCTATCTTTGTGATTTACAGCCATCTCTTCAAGTAATTTCGCAAGTTGTCTGTGGTGCGCACCTATCTTATAGTCAGGATTCATCTTGACACAGAAGTCAAGCAAGCTCATCCTCGCCGCTTTGGCGGATTCCCGCCTTGATAATTCCTCAATTTCTTCTTGCAATGAGATCAATTCCGCTTCCGACATGCCAGTCATGTCAGTATTGAGGAGTGCCTCTAGGGAAATCTCGTCGTACTCAACCATCGATCGGAGTGGGGTCTGGATCCCCAATTGTTTCACTTGTTACGTTTAACGTGTCGATATTTTTGGCTTTTACGTCCATGACCTCAGCATCGTGTCGCTGATTTTTCATTTCTAGTATCTTTGCAATGCGTTCTTTGATCGAAGACTGGAGTTCTATCGTGGTCTTATGCTTGACGGTAACTTCGCTACGCTCTACAAATAGACCCACATCGCCAATCTTGCCTAGCAATTCTAATGCCCGAATTCGGATCTTGGGGTCGTTATTG